GTTTATCCCATCCTCTACCCGCATAATAAGCTTCTGTATTGTGTTCTAGTTTCTTAAGCATTTCTACTAAAGCAAGTAAATACGATTCGTGCGGCGCTACCATATTTTGCTTTATGCCACGTATAGTATAAGTTCTGCCTTTTTTGAACCTACTAATTCTTGGCGCTTTTGGTATTGTGTAATCTGTCATTGTTCCATCCTTTTTTTAATATACTAATAGTGTAACACTTTGTGATATGTATGCAACTCATAAATTATATAATCTGTATTTTAATGTAAGCTCTTGACCGAGTGTAATGTCTTTTAAAGTTCGTATGTAATGATAACGTTGCACTTCATAACGTTCTAAGTTAGGGTCATCTAAATGATTTATAAATCCACCGAGTGGTGTTCGTATAAGCTTACCTGTTAGTACATCTTCTACATGTGTGATACCTAGCATTTTACCTTTTTCTAAATCAACTAAAGTAAACAGCCCAAGTCCTTGTATCTTGCTGGGCTGTATTGTTAAGTAATCGGGTAAAGGTTTGTACGACATTAGAATGGTTTATCTGAATTAACTGATTCTTTTGTGCTAACAAAATCTTCTGCGAGTAATTTAAGTAAAGCTGTTTTAGTTATATCTAAATTTGCTTTACCGTTTCTAAATACTTCTACAATATCTTCATCTTTTAAACGTTTTAATCTTGATACTTGTTCTGTAAAAGTGTTATGAATTTCTAACTTCCATTCATTATTGCCATCTAAAATAACACTTATAATATTTGTATCGAATTGACAAACTAGACCACCTTGACTTAATGCTTCGGGTATGGTCGGTATTTCTGTTACTTCGTATGCTTTAGAATCTGTGTAATCTAATCCTGCACGTAGCCATAGCTTTGTTGCTTTAACAAAACCTTTAGTTCGTTCTATGCCTTCTGACATATTAACCTACTTTCTTTTTGTTTAACTCGTTAGCTCTTGCCATTAGCTCCATCATCTGTGGCTGGTGTGTTGGTAAGAAATAGTTTTGCATGTAATCTTGAAAAGATTCAAACTCGGGGAATAACTTATTAAATTCTTTTGGCTTTAAATCCCAACGGTCTTTTGCAATCCTTGTCGCTTTTATAAAAGACTCATCGTCTTCGTCTAGCATTACATTTAATACTTCTAGCCATGTCCACTCGAAGTAAGTGTATTTACCGTCTAAGAGTGGCTTGTCGCGTTCTACCCACTCATCCCAAGTCATGACTAGCTTCTCGCCATCGTTAGTCATCTTTGCATGGTTAGACGCATCAATCATATAAACTTTTTTGTCAGCTGGATTTGTTTTCTTTAACAAACAGTGGAAGGCGTAATTCTCAACACCAAAAGTTTGACGCAGCACAACTACATATTTGTATTGGTCTTTCTTTTTACCATGAACATCTAAGAACTCCATGAATGTTGCTTTGACGCAGTCTCCGCCAGCCATTACAACACCTCTGTTTCTGTAAAGCTAACAAGTTTGTCTAATTGATTCTTAGCGCCTACATAGTCGCCAGTATCTAAACATTCTTGGATTTGTTTTTTTAATTTAATAATTACTTGATTCATTATTTACCATCCTTTTTTAACATACCTTTATAGACTAGCAGCTGTATCACACTATGCAACACAAATACTAAAATTCTGTAAATTTCTCAAGCGTTGGTACTCCGTTTTCTGATTCGGTGTAAACGTAAAACTTACCGCCTTGTATCTCTTTGTCTAAGCCTTTCCAGTCAGAGTGACCTAGCTTTATGTTCTTATCGAACAGCTTGCTGTACACCTTACGTGCAGCTGCTTCGTCAACAGCTTCAATTGTAAAGTCAACCTTAAAGACTTCTGATAATTTAAACTTTGCCATTACTTACCTTCCTTCGCTAACCACATCTGATGATGAATTTTTTGCGCTGCACAGTCTTGTGCAATGACGCTCTCTGCAAGTTGTCTCCGAACATTTTTTAATTCGGATTTTGTATTTCTGTTTTGTCTCCATTCGGGTAGCTTTAGCAAATCTTCTAACTCATAATTAAGTCTATGTAATCGTCTTGGATTTATTGTGAACTCATAATTGGATTCTGTCATCTCACAATTAGAACATTTAATCTTTTGACGCTTTGCTGGTCTAATATCTCCACTCATTGTCATGACGTGGTATTTGTCTGTGTAAACTTTGTCGAATTTGTGTTCTAGTGTTTTTGGCATAATGCCCCTTTCTATTTTTGACACTCACACTCTATGAGTGGCTTGTAGATTCTTGTCATGGTTTCTAGTTCTTTTTTAAACTCATGTGTTAAACCATGAAGTTTAAGTTTGGTCGCCATCTGCATAAAGTGGACTTCTACCATCTTGTGCAATTGGTCGTGACCATACTTACCCTGCGGGTATTTCTTGCTTTTTCTAATTGCTTCTTCTTGATAACCAGCCATTAGGTTATTCGTACCATCCTTCTTTTGGTTCTTTGGCAGCTTCTTGCGGAGTCTCTGCTTGTTGCTGCTTTATATCTTTTAATAATTTCTCTTGATAGTCTGCTGCTTCGGTATCTAAGTACCAGTCGCCACTAGCAACGAACTCATCGTAACTTTTGTAATCCATTAACCATCCTTTCAATACCATTGTATCACATTGTGGTATATATGCCAAATCGGGGTTTTTTAGATGTGGTCTATAATCTTCTGAATCGAGGTCTTTTTCTCATGGTCTTGTTAATTCTTTTTGGTTTAGGTATCTTGACTGGTTTGCCTTCTGCATAATCGTAATCAATATAATTTACTGTAACTGACTCGCCACTAAGAATTGCATCTCTCACAATTGGATAAACTTTTTTATATGCCGTTGTTGACGCTCCGACCCAGCCGTCTTTCTTAACAATGTTCTCATTCTGATTTGACCCTAAAATAAGACAGCCCGATGTCGATGAATCGTCATTGCCAGTATGCCAAAGGATAAAAGAAAAGTTTGGTACGTTATTTACATAAATCATGCCACGATGCCAGTCTTTATATTTCTTAAGGTAACGTGAATGAAATCCACCTTCAGTACGAAGAGTTAATTTGTACTTGCCTTCGGGTATTCTTGTTTCGTGCATAACTTTTGTAGCTCTATATTCATCTTCAAGTGTGTAACATAAAAACTTACGCTTGCCGCCAGTCACATCAAATAAAATACCGTTAGTTGAATCTACTTGTGAACTGATTCTTAATACTTCTAATTCCATAAAATTATTCTATCAGAGATTTGTTTAAAAACCTGCACCTTCTAAGTACCAGTCAATTTTAGAATTATATTTTTCTTGATTTTTAGATTTAAGCCATGACTTAACATGATACTTTGCATGTAAATTATTTTTAGTTAACCAATACTTAAGCAATACCTTATTAACTATTATTACATCTGTATAAAATGCTGGTGGTCTAGCTTGTTTAGGTATAAGCCTTTTTAGTAATCTCTGAAGCTTATACTGTTCTATTAATTTTTTTATTTGGGTCAAACGATGGTCTCCTTCCTTTTTCTATTTTTACATAATCTAAAACGTGATATACCTGCATATAAGAATCTTCGAAACAGTAACAACTGACGCAGATATTACACAAGCAAATAACGCTTCTATATGGATATTGCGGAGAATGAAATGTGCCATCTTCCGTACAATAGCACACTCCTTCCTCACGTGTTTCAGTCGTGTAAACAATGTTACTTGACAGAGATTTCTCCTTGCTTGTTTAAGTAGAACTGACCGAAGCTGTTTCTTGCAGTGTAAGGACTAGGAACTACAAAAGTAATTTCTCCCCACTCTTCTAAAGCTTCTTTAGTTAACTTACCTTGAAACTGTTCGCCAAAAGCACTGACTTGTTCTATCGCTAACATTTCAGATTTACCAGCAGCTAATATCTTTTTAAGCTGGGCTTTGCTTTTAGGTCTTGAGTCCATTCCGTCTAAAATGAAAATACCTTGCGCACTCATTTTTTACCATCCTTTATTTTGTCTTACCTACATAGTGTAATACTTTGTGATACTAATGCAAGTTATTCTTCCTCTAATTTTATATAAGTTATTTTTAGTGATTCTTTACAAACAGAAGGCGATTGACCGCACATCCATTTGTTGTCGTTTAATTTTCGTAGTTGTTTGCCGCATACATTGCATTTAGGTTTAGCCATATATTTCTAAGTAAGCATCGATAATTCTGTCAAAGTCAGCAGAGTCTGTAATTCTCTTAACATTGCCGCATTCTACAATTTCATCTAAATTGTTTTTTGTTAAGATAGAACGCCTATGCCCAACTCCCGCGTGTGTTGATTTATACTGGACTTTGCAAACAAAGAATGCTTGCCCTTCCCTTTCTATCTCTTCATATACATTAAGTACTTTGATGTCTGCTCTTGCATCTCCTACTTGAATTGTCATTGTCTAATCATACTATGAGTTATAAATGTGATTGACTAACTCTATAGCTTTTTTTTGTGGTAATCGTAAACGTGCATAAATAGATTCTGAATCTGTAAGTGTTGTATTTACATCAGCATATTCGTCAGTCTCTGTATCTGTAAAAGTATGTTTAGTGCCAGCTGCTAAAACTTTTTCCCAATTATCTTTTGTTTTCTTTTCTTCCCAAGTATCTAATGCTATCTCTAACACTAACGCTGTTTTAAAGCTCATATTTTTTATCTATTCTTTCTCTTTGTTTTATTTCGTATTGCATTAACCACGCTTCCCTATCTCCGCCTTCTAATATGAAATCACAATACTCTATCATATCTTTAGGTGGCAGATTTTTTGCTAATAGCGCTAGCCTTCTGCTTGTCATTGGACTAACTTTCATAATATTATTTTTCTCCTAACTATCTTGTGGTACACCATTAATGATAAGTGGCTGTTCAGCGACTACAACAGCCGACCTGTCAAGGATTACAATATGTGATTTGTTTGCAAAATATTCTACACTATATGCTTGATAGCCCATAGCAGCAAGTCTACGACCTACATCATTTTCTATAGTATCTTCAAATCTATTATAAGTCTTTACATCAACTTCTACAACACCATTAACTGTTTTTGCTATTTTTCTTCTTGCTTTTATAACTTCCTCGTTTACTTGTTCTACAACTTCATTAGGTGCAAATTTTGTACCTTGCGGTATTAACATTGCCTGTACTACACCGCCTTCGCCATAACCAAAAGCTTGGTCTTTCATCTCTGCATAACCTATTGCTATATTTGTATCTACATCAGTATATGTTCCGTGCCCGTAAATACCATTGCCAGCCCAATAATCCCCTTTAATAAAATCTTCGTGCATACTTAGTCCTGTTTTTAAAACTGGTAAGTTTTTAGCTTGTTTTACACTTAATCCTTTTTCAAATAAAACATCATCATAAATTTCTTGAAACAATGGCTGCTTAAATAATGATTGGTCTATAAATCCTTTTTTGGGCATTGTATAATTTAAAGATGAATTTTTATTTAAAACTGCAAATCTATCTATAGTTTCTTGTAACGCATCTTTGTCTATAGTTTCTAAAGGTATTGTTAAACCTATGTTATCTACATGTACTTTAAGACCATCTATCCAGTCTTGTAATTCCCAAAAAACTAATCCCTTGTCTTCATAAAATCTTGCTCCTATATCGTACGCATCGTAATTTTGTGCGCCAAAACTAATAGATTTAGCAACTGGTTTTTTTTGTGTTGTTACAACTCGTTGTGCTGTACGGTCTACGCGGTCTGATAACCCACGATATGTAACTATATCTTCTTTAAGTATACCATTCTGTATTTTTAATTTGGGGCTACCCGAAGCTAAGTTGTAACTTTTAGGCGCATTACCTTCAAACAATTCTTTGACTGTTTTTTTAGTTGCTGGTGTTCCTGTAAATCCTTGTTCTTTTGCAATTAAATATAAACCTGCATCATCTGCACCTAAATTTGCATCAACGAAACTTTTTCTACGTTCTTTTATTTGTTGTGCAAAAGTCTCTTTAACTGTTCCATTCTTATTAAATTGTGATTCTCTAATTGCATCTGTTTGGTCTATTGGTACATTGTTTTTTCTTACTACCTTTTGACTTGCTTTACTTGTTCTAACCTTTAGTCCGTCAGCTCCTTTAGCAGCTCTTTTAGCAACTATCTTGCCATTTTTATATTCTAGTTCGATACGGAGTGGTACTGCTTGTCCTCGATTATTAGGGTCTATTTCGCTATACCTATTTATAATCTGTATGTCTTCTAAATCTTCTGATATGATGTCTGATTCTAATAAATCTACTAAGAATCCTTCGTTATCAGCCATTGCTTCTCTACCAAGTAAATCTAAAGTTCTTTCACGCAGCTGCTTACCTGCACTGTCAGTTTTGTTTATAGTTTTAGTCATACCATCTAATACTTGTTGAGTAACATAACGACCACCTCTACCTGTTGTAAGAACGTTATTAAAGTTACCTTTTATGTACCTATCAACTACAGAATCGACTGCTTGCCTTTTAGTAAAGTTTATAAACATAACATCTGCTTGTGCGTAGTTATTTTTTTCAATTAATCTAGTTGCAGCTTCTATAGGTCTTGTTGAACCTAACGTCACGTCATGTATAATGTTTAATCTTTCTTTACCTACTTCATCAGTTGCTACCTTTAGCATTGCGGATGATTCGCCATGTATTATGTTTGCAGCTTCATATCCAAATAACCCTGTATTACCAATAGGTGTTCTTGTTACAATAGCTTCACGTACATCAGTCAAAATATCCTTACTAAAATCTTTGTTTAAAATATCTTTTGCTATATCGGGGTGTGTTGCATTTATAAGTTTATACAATGGATGGCTTTTTTCTAATTTAGAACCTGCTGCCGTTGCGTCTGCTGCAATGAACAACTCTGACATTTTCTTATCTATGTTTTTATCAATTTTACTTGCATAATCTCTTATAATAATTTCTGTCTTAAAATCATCAGAGTTTAACAATACATAATCATCTAAGTTGTAAGTTCTTATTGCGTCAACTTTACCTTTATTAGCTAGTGTGAACGTTTTACCCGATGAAGGCAAACCACCAGCTATGACTTGTTGCCCATCTGTTCTAGCGCCAGCTGCTTTTTGTTCTAATATTTTTCTATCTATAGTGTCAGCCCATTGTTCTTTTAAATCATCTTGCCATGCAATAACTGGTTTACCTTTGTTGTTATCCCATTTCCATTGACCGTAATCATTAGAGTAATGTTTAGAACCACTTCTTGAGCTTACAAAGTCATCAAATTGTTTTTTACTCTTCACTTCTTGCGGTAATGGGGGCGGTTTATGAAAACTAGCATTATCTTCTAAGTAGTTCATTACACCAACGTCTGCTTCATAAAACTTATAAAAAGCATATCGTAAGTCTTTTTGCTGCTGTACTGTCAACTTGTCAAAACTATCAACACCATAGTCTTTAATGTTTGGCGGTTCTAGTACTGCTGCTACATCTGCTCTAACTTGTGGGCTAATAAGTCTTGGGTCTATGCCAGTAAATCCGCCTGCTTGACTAACTAACTTGTTAAGCTGCGGTAAGTTACCTTTTGCTTGGTCAAGTACTTCTACTGGTATGTTGACAGATTCAGCTAAACGTCTTAGTCTCTGTTCTCCAGTAAACCAGCCTAATGAATTACGTTCAAGCAAGTTTTCTAGTCTTCTACGTTCTGCTTTATATTTTGCAGCTCTTTTCTTTGCGCCAGCTGCACGATTCTTGCTGCCATTCTCTCTGTATATCTTTTCTTTTAGTCTGTTAGTTTTTTCTAGTTTTTGTAATCTACGTATCTTACTGCGCCTATCTCCATTAACACTGTCATCTGTATCTGTCGGTGGTTCAGAGTAGCCTTCAATATAAACTTGCAGCGAATGTGTACAGTTAGGATGAAATAAACCTTTTTCTTTAGCCATATCTAAACTTGGTACTTCATGGTATTTTGACGGAAGTTTTTCTAAGTCGTTAGTTGTTCTAATAACTTTACCTTCATACGGTCTGCATAATTCGCACTCCATTGGACTATCAGTAACAAAACTAAGATATTGGTCTGCATCTTCATATCTATCTACTGAACCTTGTACTTGTGCATTACCAGCAATAGTTCTGATTGACGTTTCAGCGTAAGCATCTATCCCCATCTTCCTATTGCCGACATTTATAGTCTTTAAACCTTTGTCTAATAAACTGTTGACGGCTATTTCTGTTGCATCCTCTAATGTTGCGCCACCACTTAGCACAAGTGCTGCTGCCGACTCTGTAGCTTCTCTATATGCGTCTTGTACGCCATTTACAATTGATAACTTGTTAACTCTGTTACCCATACGGTTAATTGCAGCATCCATAAGTCCATCTAGTGCATATTGAGATAATGTTTGAAATGAACCACTTACATCGGGTGTAATTCCTGCGGCTAGTAATTCTGCTGCTGCTGTCTGTTCTCCAATTGAGTATGCTATTTCTACTGCATTAGTTATTGATGTAGGTATTGCTGCAATAGCTTTGTCAGCTTGTCTTGTTGCTTCTTGAAATAACTTTGTATAAGATTTTTGTTTAAATTGTAGCCATGATTCTACTGAAGTTATATATTCAACATTAGTATTGCCATCTAGTACTTCATTAGCTGTAAGCTCTGTTAGAAAATCAGCAATGTCTCTGAATACTTCAGCTTGAGATTCGACTAGCTGTTCATTATTAACTGGGTCATAAGCCATATCATGGTAAGTCTAGAACATCAGATACGTTTTGGTCAGACAAGTTAAAATTAGTTGCAATCTTAAGTACTTCTTGTTCGACTTCTTCTTCTGATAGTTCGGGGTTAAGCAATCTAACTTTTGTATCTAATGATGCAGCTTGCGCTCTATGTAGTGATTCAATTACTGTTGCAGATTCTCTAACATCTTGTTGTACTGCATCTTGCCATTCAATACGTAATTTTAATGGTTTGTATTGTTTACTAAATATTTCTACATCAATAAGTTGTAATTTATAAAGTATGTCTTGTAATGGTGGTGTATAGTATCTTTGCTTTTTACCTTGTGTTGTAAATGATTTTCTTTCACGTAACTTCAGTGCTGTACCGCTCTCTGCTCTACCTTCTATATTTATGCCGAATGACTGTGGACTGTAACCAGCAGCTGTAACGGCTCTGTCTATAAGCTCCATCACGGTGTTTTTATGTGCTACATCTCTGATGTCAAACTGTATTGGCTGTATACCTTTAGATTCTCCGTTAGGGTCTATCTCTAATCCAGTAAATACTTCTGCATCTATATCAAAAGTAGTACCTCTACCACGACCTCTTCTTTCTAAATACTCTGTAGGAACAATTATTCTTGATTTACCAAGTCTAATATCTCGCATCCATGATGTGTAAGATTCATCAATAGCGTCAAATAAGCCTTCTATGCCGTCATAATCAGAACGACCATATTCGTAACCTTTTAATCTTCTTAGTGGTCTTTGATTAGGTACATAAACAGAAGCAAGTCCATCAAACGGTAATATGACTTCTTCTTCAAGGTCAGACGTATCTGCTAGTTTAGTCAGCTCTACTCTCGTACCAATATTGGTCTTAGTGCCATGATACAATGCGTGTTCTATTCTGCCGTCTCTATGATGTTCAATATGACGATAAACACCTTGCCCATCTACTGGTTCATATTCGCTAACATATCCTACGGCGACTAACTCTCCATACATAAACGTTGCAATAGCCCTGTCGGGGTTAACTACTTGTATCTTTGGAGAATCCATAAATCTACTATCCCAAACTAATCTTAAAAATACACCACCCATTGCCGATGATGTCTCGCCAGCTTCTAGTAGTTTATTTTTAAGTCCGCAGTAATCTATTAAATTGTTAAGTGCATCTTGTGTGTTTATTGTGTCTTGGTCTGATGCTTCTTCATCTTGTATAACAAAGTTAGGTGGTTCAGAAAATAATAAATCAGCACTTGTTTGTGCTATGTCTCCAGCTAAAGGTACGTGTATCTGATGTCTGTCTGTTTGCAGCTCTGTTGCGCCCTTACGTGTCCAAAACATATAACGTCTTGGTCTGTAGTCTTGTGGCACATCAGCATACGTCTTTCTAAGTACAGCTGGGTCTCCCGCATGCCATGCAGAATGTTCTTGATAAACCCTAAATATTTGTTTGTGGTTTTCGGGCGGATAAGCCGACCCGTTTGCGGGTAGATTTAACATTAATATTTTTTCTTTTTTTTAGGCATTCCTTTTTTCTTTGCCTTTTGTGCTTTAGGATAACCTTTTTTCTTTGGCATCTAGTCACTCACTCCTTGTAATCCAATGTCGCCATATAGCGCCTAAACTTATCATTGCATATCTTAGCGCATCTACTGCATGGTCATTACGTTTTAAAGGTTTATCTTCGCCTTTTTCTTGTTGCTTGACATCCCAAACATACGACTCAATTTCTTCAATTAAGTTCGTACAGCTGTTATGAACTTGCAGCTTACGACTGCCTAATAAGTTATATACTATTCTAATACCATCTTGTACATTGTTGTTCGCTTTTGATACACCTAAATGATTATCTCTCCACAGCTGCGTAATAAAACTTGCCGCAGAAGGGTCAACAAAAATACGTCTGACATCATAGCCATCTAAAAACTTTGTTAGTTCTCTTGAGTACTCTGCATCAGATAATTGTCTTTGTCCTTTTTTAGAATCATAATAGTATTCTTTGACTGCATATAACTTGTCGTCTTCTCCTTCGCCTATAAGAATAGCGGTAAACGGATTAGTTGTGCCATAGTCAATGCCTACCCAGTACTCTCTCATCTTCGGCAGCTCATTAACAACATTATGTAATCTATCAAAACAATCATAGACAGCGCCTTCTGCCATTACCCATTCGCCGTTTATAAATCTTCTGTACCATAAACTAGATGCTGGACTGTACTCTGCCTTCAGTGACTGTACATACTTAGGGTCAAGTGTATGATTATCGTCTAATTCAAAAGCAAAGTTTTTTATGTCAAGTTCATCTTCTCTATCTAAAAACTTCTTCTTTAACCAGTGGTTCGGACTATCGGGGTTAGTGGTTAAGAACATTTGTGCGTTCTGTACACGTAATCGAGATAAAAGCATATTAAAAAAAGATTCAGCCCATAGTGTTACTTCGTCTCCATAAGCACCAGCAAGTGTCAGCCCACGTATCTTTGCTTCAGCTCTCTCGTCATTAGCACCTACGATATAGATAGTTCTGTTGCCTATTTGTATCTCTCCACTACCAGTTCGTGTAATTAAACTGCCCGAACCGTCCATTAACTCGCCTAAAACGTCAATTACGTTCCTTTTCAGCGTTCTTTCGGTCTTACCTACCATTAATAAGTTACCTTTTGCGCCAGTCTGACAAAATTCAATCCATCTGATAAGCGATGATATTGTCTTGCCACTAGATACAGAACCTTGCCATATATTTATACGTGCTGTTGAATCTAGTATCGAATCAAGTTGCTTACCCTTCTGTAGATTTATCATTGCGTAAGTCCTCTATTTGTTTAGCTAATTCTTTTACTGGGTCATCTTGCGCTGTTGCAACATTACGTTCTGTTCTACCCCACTTATCGGGGAACTTGCGTTCTAATCTCCACGCAGCTGCTGTCCAGTTCTTTTGTGCTGCTTGACCGATTAATCCAACTAACATTGCTTCTGACTGTGCTTGTGCCTTTTTTACTGTGTCGGTAAATTCAACAAAAAGAGATTCTTTTTTACGTATTTTAGCTCTAGGATTCTGTTTTAAACGCTCTTGTTCTTTATTGCCGCGCTTTATCCATTCATAAATACTGTCACGATTAATGCCTACTAAGGCAGCTGTTGTTTCTATGTAATTTCCAGCACGAAGATATTGTGCTATCTCATTCATTAATTCTGTTGTAAGTTTCGTTGGTCTTCCTGCCATTGTTACCTAATCCTGTTAGGTCAACAAACTAAAGCCTGTTTAGTTTTAGCTGTTAACTACCGCTAGTCCTACATCTCGCAGAACTTCTTTTACGACTTCGTTATTGCCGCTTGTAGCATTATATAGCAAATCTGTCATCAATATGCACGCAGCATTAAATAAATCGTTGCCTGTTATCTCGATGCCGTTACGCTCCATAACTGCTAAATCTCCTTGTAAAAACATTGCATCTATAATTGATTCTCGTAACATACGAAATTCTACTTCTTCTACTTCATCGTATGCAAAGTTTGCAGTTAAAAAAGATATATAAGTCTGCATTGCTTCTTTTATTTGTATAGGTAGTTCTATTTCGTAGTCGTCTTCACTTGACATTCGTACCCCAATTCTTCTAAAGCATATTTTATTTCTTCTGCTTGTGCTATATCCGCAGCTGGTACAACTACTTTATGTGTTTGTTGACCGAAATCTTCTTCGAACATTGGTTTATCATTTGCATGCAGCATGTCCATGACTGCTTGTTGGTCAAAACCTGTACCTAAAAGTGAACCTGTAGACGCATCGATTTCAGATAACATTTCCATTAACATTGCTTCATTCCAGCCGCCGTCCATTGTTAATGTGTTAGATGCAATAAGATATGCTTTTGCTTCAGCATCTG